TCATCATTTTCAGGTTTGTCACTATCTAAGTTTTCAATTTCTCCACAATCATCGCATTCCTCATTATCTTCGCCATTATCAGTATATGATGACCTTGAAGAACAAGTTGAATTAGATTTTAATGTAACATGTTGATTAACATCTTTTTGTTCCAAAAGAGTAGTATTTGTTAAATCGATTAAATCACATGGTAAATCAGAAATATTTACAATATTTTCATCAAATACATCTTCAAAAATTTCATTGTCAAAAGATTTAATTGATATTTGAGATTTGGCGCTTGAATTATGTTGAATTGTAATAGGTTTTAGTTTTTGATTTTCATCTTGAAATAAATGATCATAATCATCAATTTTAAATAACACATTTTTATTTTTATTAAAATAATCAGAGTCATTTAAATAATCAATATCATCAAAAACATTTAAAATAAAATTATTTTTAATACCTAAGAATGAACCATAATAATCAACTCCATGAATAAAATCATGTGAATGAATTAAGTTACTAGATAAAAATACAAACATACCATCAACATATGCTGAATTATTTTGATCAATAAATTTTGAATGAGAATCTAATTCAGTTGAATTTATTTTTGGTAAGGCGAATAATTTTTCATCATTTACATTATACTTTCCAATTAAATATTTAAATGGATCTAATAAAGGTGCCATCTTAAAAAAGACATCTTTATCTTTTACTTTGCTATTATTTATATTTTTAAGTCTACAATTAAATAAATGAAAATCATCTTCACCACCATCGTTAACATTTGAAATATACCATTTGTTATTTAAATTAATACTATTATAATTACTATCATTTAAGGTAAAGAATTTATTATAAATAGGTATATAGTTTTGCGCATTAGAGAGAAAAAGAGTTTCAGGTTTCTCTAAACATTTAAAAAGTTCAAGATTTTTCCGTTTTTGATAGTTCACGTTTATCATTCTTTAGCTAATTAATATATAAATTATATGTATTTTTAACTTATTATAAATGCTATTATATTATCTTTTATTGCGTAAAAACCTTTAAAAATTAATTTCTATTTTAAATAATAATGACTTTAGAACTAAAGAAATTTGATATGAAAAGTATTAGCTTTAAACCAAATGAAAACAAGGGTCCTGTTGTAGTTTTAATTGGAAAGAGAGATACTGGTAAATCTTTCTTGGTAAGAGACTTACTTTATTATCAACAAGAAATTCCAATTGGCACTGTTATTTCTGGAACAGAAGAAGGGAACGGTTTTTATGCTAATATGGTACCAAAATTATTCGTCCATAATGAATATAATACTGCTATTATTGAGAATATTTTAAAAAGACAGCGTACTGTATTGAAACAGATTAAAAAAGAAATGGAAATATATAAACGCAGTACTATTGATCCAAGAGCATTTGTAATTTTAGATGATTGTTTATATGATGCTACATGGACTCGCGATAAAATGATGCGATTATTATTTATGAACGGGAGACATTGGAAGGTCATGTTAGTCATCACAATGCAATATCCTTTAGGTATTCCTCCCACACTGAGAACCAACATAGATTATGTTTTTATTTTGAGAGAAAATTATATTGCGAACAGAAAGCGCATTTACGAAAATTATGCTGGTATGTTTCCAACTTTTGAGAGCTTTTGTCAAGTGATGGACCAATGTACTGAAAATTATGAGTGCTTGGTAATTAATAACAACTCTAAATCAAACAAATTACATGACCAAGTGTTTTGGTATAAAGCCGATAGTCACGGTGAGTTTAGATTAGGTTCAAAAGAATTCTGGGAATTATCAAAAGGAATGAAAGATGAAGATGAAGAAGAGCAATATGATCCTACAAAAAACAAGAAAAGAGGAGCTGGACCTAAGATTAGTGTAAAAAAAACAGCTAAATGGTAATCTACTTTTAAAAAAGTATAGCAAAACTACAAGTGCTTTTATAATTCTTGCTTTCAAAGTAAATAATCAAGAATTATAACTTTAAACTTTATTTTTATTTTTGTAGTAACAAGATTTACAACGTATTCTCCAATTTTCATTTTTCATTTTTTTAAAATAGTTATTACAATCTTGACATTTTTCTTTTTTTCTATTATCAGAATAACAATCACTACAAGATGTTTTCCATTTTGTATCTTCTTTTACTTCAAATTCGTCATCACAATACTGACATATTTTTACGATTTTTTTATTAACAAACTTATTATGACAATTACCACATCTTTCGGATGGTTTTAAAATATCTCTCTTACAATCAATACATTTTGTTATTTTTTCATCACAATCAGGACAATATAAATCAGTAACTGTTTTATGTTTGAGAAATTTTGTCTGGCACTCAAGAAATTTACAGTTTTCTAAACACCATTTTTCATCACAAATAGCACACAAACAAAATTCTGTATTACTATTTACATCTATGAATTTACGATTACAATTAACACACTCTTTGTAAGCTTCTTTGATTTCAATATTTAAAGAATTGCGCATTATTTTAAGATTTGTTTTAACTTTACTTGGAATACAAGAAGAACATATTTTGATTTCATTATTTTTATAAATACCATCCTTATCACAAGCCGCACAGTTAGTTATTTTAAAACTACCAGGCTGTTTTTTATTTAATTTATTTAACTCCTTCTCTCGCTTTTTAGATTCTTGTTCTTCTTGTTTTTTTAATTTATCTTCCTCCTTCTTTTGTTTTTTATCTTGTTTTTCCTTTTTATAAAACCCTTCTGGTAGTCCTTCTCTTCTTTCCTTTTCGGTTTCTCTATGTTCGTTAATTTTTTTACATGTAGTTTTAAAGGTCGGGTCGTTCTTACTTATAAGGCCATATCTACTATTACATACACTTCCAAGTTGAATATTCATACCTGAATATTTATTTTTAAATATATGAACATACATAATATCTTCATTACATATACAATTTGCCTCACCAAATCCTTGATATATTGTAAAACCACTTGATTCAAAATCACTTTCTTCTAGCCTATTATTAAACGCTAATTTTAAGTCTGTAAAATTTTTAAGTCTTTCTATATACACCTTTGGATAAGATAACAATAACATAAAAGCTAAATTGTCTGTTTGGGTTGGTTTTTTTCCATAAAATCTAATAAAATGTTCTTTCAAATCATCGTGATAAACTTGATAATTTCTGAGTTTACTTAAATAAAATGGACTATTTACGTCTTGTGCCATAACTATTTCTTTGTACACTAATTTTTTTAATTCTTCATCTAAAATAATATTTGTAAATTCGTTTTTACAAATATTATTTTCTGAATAGCATTCTTCCATTTTAGATTGAACACTATTATTTTGCTATTTAATAATTCTTATTTCTAAGTAACAAAATTAATCAATTTTTTTTTTAACAGTCGTCAAATGAAATTGTTACGGGATATTTGATATAACAATAGTTCCTCCAATTTGTATTACCATTATTTAATTCACACCAATCAAAAAGAATCTTCCCATTTGAATTAAATATTGGCAATTTTTCCCATAAATTATATTTAAAATGGAATAATATATTCATTATTCCCATCTCATTTGTTTTACAAAATGTGTATTTATTCATAGCTTCAATCAGCTGACTTTTATCACATAGTTTAAGAATATTTGTATCATAGATCCACATACAATTAAGCATATAATTTGATTTTAAAATTTGTTCACCAAATTCAAACTTTAATGAGTCAATTAGTTCGGGTTTATCATAACTTAATTGACAATTAAATTCTTGGTTGTCATAAAGCTTACCATCTTTTGGAGCTAATATCTTATTTTTATAGTCAATTTCTAACAAATGAATAACATCATCAAATAAACGCAAACCGGCATCGAGATAAACAACTCGTGACCATTTGGAAAAATAATCATCAAATACATGTAGTTTTTCCCATTGTAACAACTTATTTACTTCTCTCTTATCTGTTGTATCAACAAACCCAGATTCTCCTATTTTAAAAAGTAAAATAGATTTATCTATTTGTGGGAATTTTTTTTCAGTAATATTATAAAAATCCTTAAAATTTGTATTCAAATCAAAATTTATTGTAATTAAAACAATGTCTCCATGCCAATTACCTTTAGTTCTTAAATCAATTATAGTTCTTTTAGCTTTATTAAAATAATTTAAATCTGATACTAAAACGAAAATTGTTTCTTGATTTACATTTTCTTCTATAATTGTATCCTTATCTTGTATAGATGCGTAAAACTCATATTGTTCCTTCTTTATAACTTTGTGAAATGTAATAGCATCATTTAACTGAGATTCATTTTCATGTTCAGCTAAGTGAAAAAGATTGTTATTTAATTGAGTAAGTTTATTAGTTTTAGCAATTTCTTGAATCCATAAACCAACGCATAAATCATCACACCACTGTTCTTGTAAATTAATTAATGGATAATAAGCTTCATTTTTCCCAATTTTTCTAACATATTCAGTAATGAGAGCATATAAAGATTTTGAGATTGCGTAACCAGCACCACCTGACATATATAAGCAAAATTGGCTTCTAATATGATCTAACTCCTTACCAATATAATAATTTTCATTTGAATTATATTTTGTCAATAAATTGCGAAGTCTTTTTTCAAAAACAAATGTATCATCATCAATTAATATATACCAATCATAATCAGGAATATTCATATGATAAATAAAATGAATATATTTCCATGTTATATTTTGTGTATCATCCATAGAATACCATCCAAAGTGCCTATTTTCAACATCAGGTTTAGATGTAAGATAGTAAATATCTTCTTTATTTACATTTTTGAGCATGATATCCATTTGGTACTTAACTCGCGTATCTAAATATTTATCACATGTAGAAATAATATAACAAATTTTCATAATGGTTATATTATTTTTTTATTTTTAAGTAATTATTACATTTTTAAATTATTTTTGACTCAAATTTTGCTATATTTTTAAAGTATATTTAATCTACTTGTTCCATTGAATCTTTTTTGGCAAAAGGACCACTAATTAATTGACTTTGTCCATTGTCAGTCTTACCAACAACAATATTTTCTCCTTCGAATAACTCCATACAGATGTCAGCAGTAGAAATATTTTCTTGTTCCTTAAATGCTTGTTCTTGAGTGTTAACATTATTGACTCCGATTAAGTTACCTTGTTCATCAATGGTTTGAGTTAAGGTGTTACCTGATTTCTCAGCATTCTTAATATTCTCATCAATTGCTTTTTGTTTAGATTCCTTAACACGTTGTTCAAAAGCAGTCTTAGCATTAGATTCATTCTTGGTCTTCTCACTCATCAATTGATTAAGTTCTTCTTCCATATACTCAACACGTCCAGTCTTGTAAGCTTCAGGATCCCAAGGCATCCACATACCAATTGGGCCTACATAAACGTCATGGTTAGGATCAATTTCTCGCAACATTTTACATCTCAACTCGGCTTCTTCTTGAGTAGGATAAGAACCACGAATTTTTAACCCTCTAGTATTGGTTTGGAAGTTGTGAGCAACATCAAATTGCTTTTGGAGCTCTTCTTCGTTATTATCAATATATGTTTTGAACTCATCATCCATGCTAGAATTAACAAGTGATTCTCTTTCTTCTTTTACGAAATCCTTAAAATCATTTGATACATCATCGAATGAAATATTGTATTTGAAGGAAACAAAATTTAGGAATTGAACAAACTTTTCCATAGATTTATTGAAGTCCCATTTCTTTAGGAATTCTTCAAAATAGAAGATTTCCTTTTCCTTTAAAATTTTATCTGGAGAACAAAATGATACACAAACAAATTTTTGTCCAGCAATAGGTTTATCTTCCTCTAGCAAGTCAACATATTTAGGATTAACTTTTCCGTTAACCTGTTTTCTTTCAAACCCAGACTTTTTTGAATTCTTTTCTTTAGAATGATTCATTTTAAATAGATTAACTATTTATTTTTAAGTTTTTTAGCGCAATATATATTTTTTTCTTTTTATTTAATATAAATGAACGGACTTATTAACGTTGGTGAACTTGTTAAAAGAATCATTAAGTACCTTGTTGAAGGTTTAATGGTAGCTATTGCTGCTTATGCTATTCCTAAACGTTCTTTGAACATTGAGGAAATTATTTTGATTGCTTTAACTGCTGCTGCTACCTTTAGCATTCTCGATACCTACATTCCTTCCATGGGTGCTACTGCTCGCTCAGGTGCTGGTTTTGGTATTGGTGCTAACTTGGTTAGATTCCCTGGTGGTTTTTAAATCAATAAATAAATAAATAAATAAATCAATAATATTAACATAATATATTTAATCTAATTATAATATATTATGGTAAAACAATCACGTAAAAAGTTGAGAAGATCAAAACGCAAGTCTCACAAAAGAAGTACTAAAAAAATGTTTGGTGGTGATTTCAGTCAAGAAGAGAATCAACAATTATTAGGAATGGGATTCTCTCAAGATGATATAAAAGTTCTTGCTGGTACTGGAGTTGGATTAAATATTATTCAAATGAGTTTAAATCAAATAAATCCTGCTACTGGTGCTCCATTTACACCTCAAGAATTAATTCAAAGTATACATGATGTAAATAATGAAATGGAAAACTTCGATGAAGGTGTAGCTGTTCCAAATCAAGAAAATGGCGTTCAAGGTGTTCCTCATAATGATGATAATGTTATGAATGATGTAAATCATAATGAAGAACAAGGTCCTGGGTTAAATATGGAAGATTTAGGACCATATTCTCCGCGTTCTGTTACTGAAATGGGTGGAAAAAGAAGGAAAACAAGAAAAACAAGAAAGGGAAAAAAAGGAAGAAAGAGTCGCAAGCAACGTGGAGGTATGTGTTTTGGAAATGGCGTAGGTGCGAATAATTATGATCCTAACTTCTCTATTTACAATACTAGAGAATTAACTTTATTCCCTTACAGACCTACAAATTAAAATTAAATAGTAGGTATAAATTCCCAATCAAGTTCTTCACAAATTTTTTTCCAAATATCATCTTGTTCTATTCTTTTCTCTCTATCTTTCAATAACGGGAATAATGGTAGATACTTTTCTTCCCCAAGAAGCTCACAAAGTTTGTACGCAGTATAGTAATAATTTAAAAAGTTAACTCTATCATCAGGGCAGTACTTAGAATATGGTGATTGTAACTCAACAAACAAATTGCACAACGTTTCTTCTAATTCAGGAGACATGATAGGAGGTTTAATTCCTAATTTATCTTTAATAAATGGTATATGTTCATAATATTTATTATAGCCTAGTTTTTTAAGAATCTCTTTTGTTTTGATATTAGTAATTTGTGCCAATTCTATTCTCTCTTTTTTAATTTGAAGTTTAATATTTTCAATAACATCTGGAGGTATTTGAGTAGTTTCTCTACCTTGAAATTGTGCTAATATTTCCTTAAAATGATTTATTCTTTTATAAGCATAAAAACAAACTTCTTTTGGAGGTTCTTTATATGATGGTTTTTCATTTTCGATCAAATATGGAATACTTCTTGAACAACTATTACAAACCATGATACCTTCATCTTCAAGAGGTATTAATTCACCTTTATTACATATTTTACATATATCTGTTTGACAAACAAACGAATTAACATCAAGGAAAGAATCATCAATATTACTT